CGATTTTTTGTCATTTAAGAAAAAACGGCCCGAAATGTTTCAGCAATTAAAAGTCCGTGAATCTGCATTGCATAAGGCTTTAATAGCAATTTAAACACTTCCTGCGAATATACAGAAAACAGCTTTTATAATTCTTGTCACCTCGACCATATTTCTTTCAAACCGCATTTTTATGCGGTTTGTTTGTTTATTACCGGTGTCTTCTCTGTCGTGCCGTTATCGTCCGTCTGCTTGTTTTCGGCGGGCTTCTCTTCGGGCTTGGGCTCGTCCTTCTGCTCCGCTGCGGGAGTGGGCTTCTTCTCCTCTTCGGGAGTTTTCTTTTCGGTTTCCATTGCTTTACCTCGCTTTCTTTGATTTTGGGTATAAAAATACCGCCCTTTTTAAGAGCGGTAAAATTATTAAGTTTGGTTCTGATTTGTGCCGAACTTTGCAAAAAACGGCTGTTTTTGTGAAGTTTGCGTTCAAACCAAGTGCAATTGATTGCACACGGGATATAACAAAACCGCTCACTGCTGTGGGCGGTTTTATGAGTTCATTTTTTCTTCCCAGTCTTTTCGGGTTTCTTCATCCCAGTCATCTTCTCCAGAATTTATAGCCTTAATCAAATCGGATTTAGCTTTTTCAATTAATTCTCTGGGAATACGCACATTCGTATTGCCTTTCATATTATCACCTCTAAAGTTATAATTGTCCCATCAATATCCAAAATGCTATATTTAAGATTTTTATCGAATAAAAACTCTCTCTGATTTGGGTATTTGCTCAACAATTCAATATACGCACCCTTGCTTCCTTTCTTAGCAAATATAATTAAATTATAATTACCGCTTATCGCACCTGATTTAGTTACTGCTGAACTAACAAACTGCTTAGGCTCATATATATCGCCAACTTTCATTCCTTCCACAGGATTGTAATTGACAGATCGGTAACAGATAATGTCGTGCTTTAACTCAAACTTCGCTATCGCACCCGATATAACATCGGAATAATATTTCAAAGTGTCATCTTCGGGAATATCCCCACGAAGCATTGAATTAAGCCTTGCATAGAACTTATCGTCTTTGGGATCTCCGCTGTTCTTCGTGTACTTCTTGATTGCTCTGATTTCTTCGGAGGACAGACGGTCAATCCATTCATTTGAGTCCTCACGCAGTACAGGAACAACAGTATCTGCTGGCAACGGCTCGAAATCTGTTTTCTCTTCTATTATATCACTTTCATCCGAATTGTCAACAGTATCATCTGTAAAATTCTGTACGTCTTCTTCGCTGTCTGCCGTTGCTTCGACAGGCTGTTTTACAGTTTCCTGTACGTTTTCTGTCGTTTCAGCAGTTTCATCGGCTTCATCAGACACAACCGCAGTCGGCGTATCGTCTGTGTCTTCGTTGCTCTAAACGGTCTTTACAGGCTCAGGCCGTACAAAATTCATTGTATTTTCGTTATTATCCGGCTTAGAAACGTTATTTTCCGGTTCAGAAACGTTATTATCCGGCTGAGGAATATTAGGCTCTTTATTTGTCGGAACAGGATTTTTGCTTTCGGTATCGGTAGCTTTAACAGGCGCTTCTTCCGTTCTCGGAGCTGTCTGCTTCGGCTCACCCTTACCGCTGTAGATCTTCTCTCTTGAATAATCTCTGCGGAGAACATCGTCGTGCTCTTTGATAAACTCTCTGAGCTTGCCTTGTTCCTCTCGGAGCTTACGCTTATACTCCTTGACCTTCTTCTCGTCCTGCGTGCCCTCAACCTTGCGTTTGAGCGCTCTTATCTTGCGCTCCATAGCCCGTTGCTTTTCTTCAAGCTCTCGCTGTTCCCGTATCTTCTCGGCAGGAATCGGCTTTGGTATCTTTGTAAGCCCCTCTATGTACTGCCCCATAGTATGACGGCAGTTAGGGTGGAACAGCCCGCCTCGGATTGCCACAGACAACAGCATAAACCACTTGTCACAGTAGTTTGACTTGCCGAAGTCGCCGCTTTTCTCGCCGTTCCATATCGTGAATACATCATCAATGTAAACCTTGCCCTGATACGGCTCGCAGGTTTCTGAGCAGCCTCCGTACTGCGATATAAGCACGGTATCATAGCCAAGCTCCGCAAAGCGTTTAGCCGCACCCTGCAATGTTGCCCTTGTGGACGTTGTGCGCAGTGCCATACGCACATAATCGGCAATATTAACTCGCCTGCCATCTGCGTATACAATGCAGTTTATGCCTTTGTCGAGAAAGTCCCTTGTTGCAAGGTCGATTGCTTCATTAAGTGTAATTGAGCCTGTGCCCATCATAAGCTGTACCTTGTTCAGCGTTGTGCGGTAAACATCGTCCATATTACGCACAGCGGCAGTAAGGGCGGTCTTTTCAAGCGTTGTTACGTCTTCCATCAGCTTATCCATCTTCGGCTTGTTAACACCGAAAAAGTGATCATCCGGTATAGCTGTCGGCGCTTCGGGCGGCTGAGGCTGTGCCGGAACATCGGGAACATTGACGCCGCTTTCCGAAACATCAATGACCGACTGCTCCGCTGTATGCTCTCCCTCGTGAAACTGATCCGTCATAAGCTGTCGGGTTTCATCGTCAATAACATCTACATATTCGTCCGCTATCTGAGCGTTCTCCTTGCGGAAATTGTCAATGTTATTGAGCTTTTCAGCCTGCCACGCTGACCATTCAAAGCCTTCTTTTTCTTCTTCGGCTTTGTGCCGTGAAAGATTGCGTTTCAGCGAAGCAATGAGCCTTAGCTCTATCTCTTCAAATATCTTTGCAATATCTCTGAAACTAAGCAAGCTCATCACCTACCGCAGATGTCGCACCATCGGCAAGCCCCTTTTCCTGCATTATACGCTTGACTTCACCGGCTTTCCATTTGTCCTCTTTAGAACTGCCCCACAGCTCCTCGACCTGCGTTTCGACCGACATAATGCCGTAGGTACTTGCCTTGCCGACCGTTTCAACACGGCTGTCAAAGTCGGGTGCGCCGTACTCACCGAAATCAACGCTTACCTCATATTCTTCGGGGGCTTTGCCCTGCATATTGTCGTATGTCTTTAATACAGCCGACACAAGCTCAGGCAGAGCCTTTTCAAGCGCTGTCGTTATTGTGTTCCGGGTGTTGCCCGTAACGTCCTTCTTCTCTCGCTGAGCGTCCGCACTTGACATCTTGCCGACATCAATACCGAGTGTCGCAGGCGATACAAGTCCTTGCAGGCACATCAGCAGGCAGTTTGTATACGATGATACAAATGCGTCATACTTGATGTCGGGCTGTACGACCTGTATCTGAGAAGAGCGCTCGTCACCAAGAGATGAAGCTATCTCTATAAACTCATTGCCGAAACTGTTTACTCGTTGTAAGGCCCCGTTTTCAGGACTTCGAGGAATTTTATCGGAAGGAATATACTTTGTAACTCTGCCGGCTCTTATGGCGTCCCACCACT